ATACATAGCATATGATATGAAATCAGGTGTATCTAATACTTTTGGTGCTGGATCAGGTGCAACTACAGATATTGGTAATGAAGCAATGAGGTCTGGATTTGTAGGTACAGTAGCTGGTGTTCCTGTTTATGAATCTGCAAACATTTCTAACACAGGTACAACTGGTGATTATAAAGGTGCTGTATTCCACAGAGATGCTTTAGGACTTGCTATGATGCAAGACCTTAAACTTGAAACGCAAAGGGACGCCTCTTTGCGGGCTGATGAGATAGTCGCTACTGCGGTTTATGGGGTTGCTGAATTAAACGATACTTATGGTGTTGAGTTAATGATGGATTCATCATTACTGTAAACAATTAATTAACTAGAGGGGGTTAATCCCCCTCTTACACAAAGGGATTTTATGGTAATAGATAACAAAATAACAATTACTAAAATTATGGACGATCAAATTATTGAATTAACTAATGGTAAAAAAATTATCAAAAGAAAAAAAGTTGATTGGGAAAAAAATAAAGATGTTTGGAAATTTAGAGGATATAGTTTAGTAGAAGATAAACCTAAAAAGAAAAAAGGTAAAAAGTAATGTGTAATTGTAATGGCAACTGTGTTTGTGGTAAATAATGGCTACTTCTCAATTTAGTGTAGCAAATAGTGATTTACAAACTATACAACCAGATATTCTTGGTTTTGGTATAGCTACATTTGAATCACATTTACAACTCGCAGAAGATGATGTTTTAAGACAGATTCGTGCTGAATGGTGGGAAAGATATAGGCATACAGTAAGATATAAAGATATTACAAAAGTAACTTCTATTGAAATGACAGATAGTAAACTTACTAATGCTCAATGGAAAAGATGTGTAGTTTATATGGCTATGTGGAAATATATATATCCTCAATTAACTAAATGGAATGAAATAGGAAATTTAGATTCATTTCAAATACAAATAGAATTTTACAAAGATAGATACAACGAAGAATTTCAACAAGTATTAAGAGATGGTGTTGAATATGATGAAGATGGAGGAGGAACTATTGCGGCTTCAGAAAAAGAAGCTATCCATACTTTACGCCTTACTAGATAATGGTTGCTGATATAAAAGTTAAAGCTAATACGATTGAAGTAGTTAATTACATAAAAAAATTACAAAGAAATATTCCTAAAGATATTAAAAGAGCATTAAATGTTGTATCTGCTTATGGAGTTCAAAGAGTAACTGAAAAAACACAAAAAGGTGAAATGCCAGATGGTGGTAGATTTGCTGGATATTCACAAAGAGCAAAAGAAGATAGAGCAAAACGAGGACGACAAACAAGTTTTGTAGATTTAACTGATACTGGCAAAATGTTTAGTTCATTAACTTGGAAAGTTTCTGGAAGTAAAGGCTCTTTATTTTTTAGAAGACAAACAGAAAATGAAAAAGCTTTTAGGCATGATCAAGGCATAGGCAAGTTGCCAAGACGATCATTTTTTGCTATTGGTAAACAAGATGAAAATAAAATTAGAGATTTATTTTTTAAACATATTAAGGTTTAGTAATGAGTGAAAGAGAAGATATAGCTAGTGATATTATTACTAAATTAGATGCTGTTTCTAGTCCTATTGAATTAAAAAAAATAACAAGAGAGCCATTTGAAGTAGAAGAATTATCAGATGCTCAATTTCCTAGTGCTTATGTTCAAAGTGGTAATGAATCTAGAGAGCCTTTTTCTATGGGTAGTAATTCAACTGGAAAAACACAAGGCACAATAGATTTTATTATTGTTGGTTTTGTTAAGGGTACAACAGCAAATATAGACACATTGCGTAACCAACTCATAGAAGTTGTTGAAGAAACTTTAGATAATGATATAACAAGAAATGGAAATGCTATTGATACACAACTTGTTGAAGCTGATACAGATGAAGGAATTATTTTTCCTTATGGTGGAGTAAGAATTGTGATAAGAGTATTATATGAATTTACGAGAGGAACAGCATAATGGCTAAAGATATAAAAGTTAGTAATGGAGTTGATACTATAATAATAAATCCAGATAGCCTTGCTAAATTTAAAAAACTTGGATATAACGAATTGTCTAGTAATGAGCATGTTGTTGTAAAAAAACAGCCTAAAAAATTAGACATTAAACCCAACTCAAAGGAGTAATTTATGGCACATCATGGTAAAGAAGGAGTTATTAAAAGTGGCTCTACTGTTATGGGTGGAGTTACAGGCTTCACTATTGACACTACTGCTGATGTTGTTGAAGATACCTCACTAGGCAATGCCGCTAAAACATATATGGCTGGAAGAACTGCATTTAGTGGAAGTATTGATATGCACTATGATGAGGGAGATACAGCACAAGAAACCCTAGATGTAGGAGCAACTATTGCCTTTACTTTGTTGCCAGAAGGAAATACCTCTGGAGATCAAAGTTTTGCTGGTAGTGGAATTGTTACTTCAATGTCAGTTGGTGTAAGTCTTGATGGTGTATCTACTCGTACAGTTGCATTTCAAGGTTCAGGTGCTTTAACAATAGCAACAGTTTCATAATATATGGCAGAAAAAATAGATTTTTTTGAGGGAGTCAAATCACATTTTGATTCCCTTGAAACAAAAATTATAGAAGTAGAAGAATGGGGATTAATAGGCGATAAGGCTATTTATACCAAACCTTTCAACATGCTAGAAAAAGCAAAAATATTTAAAGGTGCTAATGACAGCGACCTTAATGTTCTCATAGATGTTATTATAGAAAAATCTTTAACTAAAGATGGTGATAAAATGTTTACAATGGAGCACAAATTAAAATTTAAAGTCAAAGCAGATACAGATGTTATTTCAAGAGTTGCTTCTGCTATTCTTGCAAATGATGATGTTCCAACACTTAAAAAAAAATAAAAAATTCCTCTGAAATATATTCTGTTTTTGCATTAGCAGAAAGACTACATAAGACAGCATTTGAAATCTTGCAAATGTCAGTACAAGAGTTTAATATGTGGATTGCCTATTATGACCTTCAAAGAGAAGAATCAGAAAGACAACAACGCATTAACCAGATGAAAAGATAATGGCTACAAAAAAAGTAAATATTGACATCATTGCTAGAGATAAGTCTAAACAGGCTTTAAGAGGTGTACAAGGTAGTTTAGATAAAGTTAGAAAATCAGTATTTAATGTTCGTAATGCTTTAGTTGGTTTAGGTGCTGGTTTAGCAATTCGTTCACTTGTTAATACAGGAAAACAAATAGAGGGATTACAAGTTCGTTTAAAATTTTTATTTGGAAGTGTTGAGGAGGGAACAAAAGCATTTGATGAAATGGCAAAATTTGCCGCTAAAGTTCCATTTTCATTAGAGCAAATTCAAGCTGGTTCTGGTAATTTAGCTGTTGTTGCTAAAGATGCAAAAGAATTAGCACATTTAATGAAAATTACAGGTAATGTTGCAGCAGCAACAGGACTTGATTTTAGAACAACAGCAGAGCAAATACAACGATCATTATCTGCTGGTATTAGTGCGGCTGATTTATTTAGAGATAGAGGAGTTAAAGCAATGCTTGGCTTTAGTGCTGGAGCAAAAGTATCAATAGAAGATACAGCAGAGGCATTTGATAGAGTATTTGGCGATGGGGGAAAATTTGGTGGAACTACTGATGCTTTAGCACAAACATTAGAAGGTACAATGTCAATGATTGGAGATAAATTTTTCCAATTTAAAAGAGATATTTTAGATGCTGGTTTTTTTCCAGAATTAAAAAGACAATTTGGTGATTTAAATAAATTTTTAGAGGAGAATGAAGCTGAAATAAAACAATATGCAATTTTAATAGGTGAAAATTTAGCTAGTGCTTTACAAAAAATAGTTAAATTTGGCAAAGTAGCGGCTGATAATATGAAATTATTTGGACTAGCTTTATTAACTATTGTTACATTATTAAGTCCTCAAATAGGAGTTATAACAGGATTAGCAACAGCAATAGCTTTACTTGCAAATGAATTTAATAAAGCTAAACTTGCGGCTATTGGAATTAATGAAGAATTTAGTAAATTACAAGAACATCAATTAAAAGACAAAATAAAAGCACTTAATGGAGAATTAGCAAAAAATGCAGATGAGTTACACGAATTAGAATCAATAGGTGATGTTTTCATAATGGGAGTTAATTCTACTGCTGAATTAATAAAAAATTTACAAGAAGAAAATGCTCTTATTCATCAACAAATAGGAATAGCTAAAAATTTAATAAAAGAAAAACAAAATAATATTAAAGTAATGCAAGTTGAGGAATTGCAAGTTACTTCTTTAATGGAAGCTAGAGAAAAAGCATTACAACATGATATGAAAATACACAAAGAGTATGCACATTTTAGAAAAATATTAGCAAATAGATTAGCAAAAGAACAAGTAGAAATAGATAAAAAAGGATTAGATGAAATGCAAAGCAATTCCAAAGATGCTTTAAAAGCATTATCTGGAACTAATAGAAAAGCATTTGAATTATATAAAAAATTTCAAATTGCTGAAGCTAGTATTAATGCAATAAAAGGAGCATCAAGAGCAATGGCAGATTATTCTTTTCCTATAAGTTTAGCAGTTGCCGCTTCCTCTATGGCAAAAGGTTTAGCTTTAGTTGCACAAATAAAATCACAAAGTTTTACAGGAAGACAGCAAGGTGGCTCTGTTGTTGCTGGTAAACCTTATATGGTTGGTGAAGCTGGAAAAGAAATGTTTGTGCCAAGTACAAATGGAAATATAGTTTCAAATGATCAATTAGGCAGACCAGTAAATGTAAACTTTAATATTTCTACTGTTGATGCTAGTGGGTTTAATCAATTACTAACTAATAGTAGAGGAGTAATTGTAAATATGATTAATAGTGCAGTTAATGAAACTGGCAGACAGGCAATAGTATGAGTGGAGCATTACCT